TTAACTGAGATAATGGGTGAACCATTACATCTCAATGATAGCAAAGTAATATATTTGTGGGAAATGGAAAAAGATTTTCCCTTCAGTATATACGACTGGCGCAGAACTAAAGGTATTAATGACAACACCGAAGTTGATTGGCACATTGGTACACATTCACAAACCAAAAGCAGATACGCTAAAAATTATCTACACCTTGAACTAATTAATTTAAAATGTACAATAAAATCTACAGCCTAGCAGATTGGGAACGACTTGATTTCCTTTTATCACTTAAAAAACTTGCACTATCTACACATAACGACCAGGAGTTAGGTAAGCAAATTAAAGATATCTTTCAAAAGGTAGATCTTTATGATAAAGAATTTTGTGAAACACTATAAATTATGGAAACGCAAAGTAAATTAATCTCTGAACTACAAAACAAGTATCCGCATTTAAACGATGATCAGTTTCGTGCTGAGTATATCGCCAACCAATTCCCTAACCGATACTCGTTCAATCAGTATCTGTTTCGTTTGTTTGAAAGTAATATCCCAAACGACATAGAACTCAAGCTACGCAGACATGGACTAAATAAGACTATTAAGTTTCTTTCACTACGTCTTAGCATTCTTCTAGAGCAATCCTCTATTGAGAACAAGGATAGATTAATTAAATTACTTAAAGCTGTTGTTGATGGAAAATAAAAAGAAGTTTAGTATCTATTCTAACAATGTGAAGATTGCGGAAGTGGTAGCCCACACTAAGTGGGAAGCTGTTGATTCTTACGCTAATAAAAACAACCTCAATAGGAGGTACTTAAATCTAAAGGCAAAATGAAATACATTAAAAATCCAACCATCCTACCAACGTCATTCAGTTATCAATGGGAAGATGAAGTGTGTACGTTAATTTGGGAAGATGCAGAACTAGATCAATTCAAAATAACATTTGATACAAGTGGTGATAATGTAGTATTTAATACAGAGAAACTTTCATTTCTAACATTCACGATTCCTTCACTCATAGAAATATCTGATGCTATTCAAGAAATCATAAGGGAATATGAAAGCTAAAGAAGTAGAAGAGATTGCTCGTAAGCTATCAGATAGCTACGGCATACATTTGTCCAAGTCATCAATGTTTAATAAGTTGCACAAGATAGACCAGCAGAAGATCAGGAGGAAGGTCTATGAGCTGCAACACAATCTATCAATAGGATGAAAGTATTAGTAGCTTGTGAAGAAAGCCAGGCAGTAACAAAAGAATTTAGAAAGTTAGGTGTTGAGGCATACAGTTGCGATATCTTACCTTGCTCTGGTGGACATCCCGAATGGCACATACAAGGTGATGCTATTGCGGAAGCCTATAGTGGTAAGTATGATGTTATGATTGCTCACCCACCATGTACATATCTTGCTGTTAGTGGTGCTAGATGGATGTACAACAAAGATGGTACGCGAAATGAAGAGAGGTGGAATAATCAACAAGATGCACTTGAGTTTGTGCGGAAGCTGTTAGATGCTCCAATTAAACACATTATGGTAGAGAATCCTGTTAGTGTTATATCCTCACAAATTCGAAAGCCAGATCAAATTGTACATCCTTGGATGTTTGGTGACCCATTTAGTAAAACAACTTGTTTGTGGTTAAAGAATCTTAAACCGCTTGTACCTACCGATATTGTAGACAAAGGAGAATTTAAAGAGGGCATAAGAAAAGATGGCACAAGGTATAGAATGGCAAAGTGGTATGATGAGGCTCGTGGTTCAAAAGATAGAAGAGGTACGAGAAGTAAAACATTTCCAGGGATTGCTAAAGCAATAGCTAATCAAATATATAATCAATTAGGATGAAAGTATTAGAGTTGTTTGCAGGAAGTAGATCAATTGGAAAGGTTGGGGAAGAGTTAGGGTACGAAGTATTCTCCTCTGATATCAATAACTTTGAGGGGATTCAGTATGTCTGTGATATCCTAGACTTTGATGTTGATGCTGTTCCTTTTGTTCCCGATATAATTTGGGCATCTCCACCCTGCACTTACTTTTCTGTTGCCTCCATCGGTAAACATTGGAATAAAGACCACACACCTAAAAGTAAAAACGCTTTGCTTGGTGTTAAGTTTGTCGAAGCTACTCTTCGTATTATAAATCATTTTCGGTTTATTAATAAAGATTTGATTTGGTATATGGAGAACCCAAGGGGTAAGTTGCGGAAGCTAGATGTTGTAAAAGGTTTAGATAGAACTACTGTTTGGTACTGTAAGTACGGTGATGTAAGAGCTAAACCAACAGACATTTGGTCAAACAATATTGCCAATGTATTCGGTGGAACGTGGACACCAAGAGAACAATGCCACAATGGAAACAAAGATTGTCATCACGAATCAGCACCCAGAGGATCACAGACAGGAACTCAAGGGTTGAAGGGTAATTACAATCGAAGCAAGATACCATATGAACTATGTAAAGAAATACTCACAGCATGAATTTAGAAGAAGCAATACTGTTAGCATATGGTAGACATCTCAGTAACGAAGAGCTGTCCCATATCAATCAAGAAGAACTTGAATCAAAATTGTTGGAATATGTTTGGTACATTAAAAACTAATTATATATTTGCCGAACATATTAATGGGGTAGATCGGTATCCCATGCAGAAACAACCGATGGAAGTGAGACCAAACTGTGTGCTGTTAAATGATAGTAACGGGTCTTCTGGTAACTTGCTTCCCACTATCAGCCTAATCGAAAGAACTCAATTGAGCAAAAGGTCAGAGAAAGGTTACCCTCTTCTAGGGGGTAGGGGGTAACTTGCTTTCTCGACCACTCTCAGAATCTAATAAAGCAAACGATGATAACAATACTATTATTCATAGCACTTTTAATTAAAGACCGATTATGATTTGGATATTAATATTAATACTATATATAGCTAGTACAAAATGATTACAGCATACAAACATATGCGGAGCAATATTCCGCACCATACTACTGTTGATGTTGCACTTGATAGAATCAAAAGCAATAAACATAAAGAGCTTATTGAATCCATCAGGTCAGGCAAAACAGAAAAAACACAATTACCCTGTATTGTATTTGCTGGTGTAATAAAGGATGATAAAAGAACAGATGAAAATGTAGTTGAGCATTCTGGATTCTTTGTACTTGACTTTGATGATGTTGATGTTAAGATGAAGAAAATGCAACTAAGTAAAGACAGTTATATTTATGCGGCATGGGAATCACCTAGTGGTAATGGTGTAAAGGCATTAGTACAATGTCCACCTAATCTTGAGAAGCATACACAATACTACAATGCTATACTATCTCGCTATCCTGAACTAGATACATCTTCTAAAAATCCTTCTAGACTCTGTTTTGAATCACATGATCCTGATATTTATATCAATACCAATTCATTGGTTTGGGATAAGACACTAACAGATGACCAGTATATTGATTGGAAGAAGAACAAGAAGGACAGAAAGAAACAGCGGGCGTTAGACATTACTTCAACTATGATTGCTCACACTCGTGAGGGTAAGAATGGTAATAAGCATGACACACTACTTAGTGCATCCAACCTACTTGGTGGTTATGTTGCTGTTGGTATGATAACAGAGAAGGAAGCATTCAACCATCTACTAACAGAGATAAAGAAAAAGAATCCTGCTGATATTAACCTAGCCAAGAAGACTATTAAGGATGGTATTGAGCATGGTAAAAACAGACCACTCAATGAAGCTAAGGAGATTGAAAGAGCTGTTGACTTCACACGTAGGAGCGATGGTTCTTATGACTTCATGGCTGACGATGCCGAGATGGATGAATACGAATGGGCATTCATCAATGGCTCTTTAGAGATGGGTCTTAGTACAGGTATACCTAAGCTAGATCAGCATTGGTTGTTCAAGAAAAATACATTGGTTTGGATTGCGGCACGTGATAACGTAGGTAAGAGTTATGTTATTTGGTACTTCGCTGTTCTTGCTGCAATGTTCCACAAATGGAAGTTTTTAGTGTACTCAAAAGAAAATAGTGATGGTCATGTTCGTAAGAAGATAAAAGAATACTATATCGGTAAGAGTGTTAAACTGTTCGATGTAGATGATCACACAAAAGCAAAGCAGTTTGTTACTGATTATTTTAAATTTATGACTTCCAAGCGTGAGCATACTATTTCAGACTTCTTGCTCAAGTGTGAGATTGTTTATGATGAAGGGTATGAGTACGATGTTGTAGTTGGTGACCCATACAATGCATTCGAGTTACCAATGGGTGATAATGAATATAGTGTAAACAAGCGAAACCTAAACAAGCTACAGACATTCAAGAGTAACTACTCATCTGTTTGGATTACAGACCACATCACATCTACTGCGGCACGAACTAACCGAAGCCAGGGAGATCAAGCTGTTCCTACTAAACATGATGTTGAAGGTGGTCAAAATAAACCAAATAAAACAGATGACTTTCTTATCGTACACCGAGATCTAAAAGATGAGGCACGATGGAGAGTAACAGAAATTCATGTGGACAAAATCAAAGACACAGAAACAGGTGGTAAGCACACACCAAAGGATGAGCCAGTTGAAATGATATTCAACAAGAATGCTTGTGGCTATACCTGTAATAATGTTGACCCTGTCCAAGTGTATTGGGGTAAGGGTATGGAGGTCGAACAAGAGACACCAATATCACAAAGATTAAATCACCGATGGTCAAATGAAGAAGCACCATTTTAATATTAATTCTTATTTTTGTAAAACTAAATTCAATTTATTATGAGCCGTTCAAATCAGAACAATAACAGCGGAAACGCTAACCCATGTAAATACTTTATCGATTGGAAGAATGGGTCTTTCGTGTACTACGATAAAGAGGCAGGAAAGAATGTTGACCTTGGAGATAACATTACCTTCCTAGTACTTGACCAACTGTCAACCGTAAAGGGATGGCACGATGCAAGTGAGAGTGGTATCTGGTCTAACGAAGTACGTGACACTCGTACTGAAACTATGAATGTAAAAGCATTCAAAGGTGGTGAACTCGTTAGTGGTCTGTACAGTGATATCAAGGACAAAGTAAAAAGTCTTGGTGGTAAATACGTGCGTAGTATGTACGTTGCTATGAAGGTTGATGGTAATACTTTGGAACTTGCTAATCTACAACTAAAAGGTGCAGCACTAGCTGAGTGGAGCACATTCTACAATGACAACAGAAACGAAATCTATGATGCTGCTGTTGAAGTAACTGGATCAGATGCACGTAAGAAAGGTGCTACTAAATTCAATGTTCCAGTCTTCGCATTGAAAAAGGTTTCTGAAGATACAAACGAAACAGCTAAGTCGCTCGACACTGTTTTGCAAAACTATCTGTCAAGCTATCTTCTTGGTCAACATCTTGAACCCAAAGAGCAAGTGTCTGATACTGAAGTAGTTGAGGATAAAGAGGATGATTTAAATGACCTCCCTTTTTAAAATGGTAACTAAAAATTTCTTACCTATGAAAAAACAAACATGGGTACTTAGACCCGAAGCTAAGAGAGAAGAAGTAAAGTACGTTAGAGGTGCATTGTATCAATTTGACGACGATTTTTTCATCGGCTCACATCTACACAACGAATATATTTTGGTTTGCTTAAAAGATGGAGCGCAATATGATATCCCAATGAATAAGGCAGACCTTGAGAAAGCCATGAATGAAGACGGGGTGGTAATGGTATCAGAATCAATCAAAATCGAAGCGAAGTAAGGTGTTATCAAACAGGACAAAATACCTACTTAAGTTAACAAGGGGGTGGAGTAGTGTTGAGGTATCTCAGTATTACAATGTGAGTGAATCTTCAATAGCTGGACATAGCTTCACAGGACTTACTCATGTACCGCCCCCTGTTGTTAAACCACTGTATAGTGGGGAACATTATATGAACCTATGTTGGTTTAAATTATATTTAGATGAAGGATGACTGGACTTTAGAAAAGTATCAAGAGGAGATTAATCAAGTCTTTGAAAAATTAAAACAAGAGATGAGATATGTAGATACGCTTCGCAAAATAGCGGAAACAAAAACAGTAGAACAGGTAGATAATGATGTTAAAGAAGCTGTTGAGCGTATATGTGAATACTTCACTGTAAGTGTGGGGCGTGTATATGCAGGTAACGGAGGTAGGGGTAGGCGCGTAGACAATCAAGTAGCAAAGGCGCGTAAGATTATATCGTGGGTGTTAAGCGAACACACTTTTTTAAGTTATAGTGAGCTTGGCTCTCTATACGGAAAGGGTTGGTCTCACCAATCAGTAAAACAATACTTACAAAAAGTCAACGATGACATAGATTTTTACCGTAACAAAGGAAAAGACCCTAACGGTACAATGAAACAACTCACAGATTTAGGGATAGAAATACGATAAAGTACATCTATACATTACCAATACAGAAGAAAGATAAAGAAGTGAAGAACATTTACGTTTATGATGTCGAAGTTGCACCTAACTTCTTCTCTGCTGTTATTGTACCATACAAGGGAGAAGACAGTAAAGTCTTTGAGATTAGTGAACGAAGGAACGATTCACAACAGATACAAGAGTTCCTAGATTCTAAGCCTATACTAATTGGTTATAACAATCATAGTTATGATGACCCAATTATTGTTGCGGCAGGTAGTGGTTATACAAACAAAAAGATATTCAACCTATCAAAGAAACTCATTACCATGGAAGAAGGTAAAGAGAAGTGGGACTTGATTCGTAAGTATAGCCTAGAAGAAAGCAGCATTGATTTGATTCGTATGCTGTTCAGTAAAAAGCTACGTGTTAGCCTGAAGTCTCTAATGGTTACCTTAAAGTGGAAAAAACTACAAGACCTACCATTTACACCAGAGGAGAAGATACCTACCACGATGATGGATGAAGTGATTAACTACAACTTTAACGATGTTATCTTCACAAAACATCTAGCACAACACGTTGGTGATCAGCTTAATCTTCGCGTTGGTATCGAAAAAGAATATGGTCTAAATGTAATGAGCAGAGACGGTGTTTCAACAGGTGTTTCACTGTTGCTTCGACTATACTCAAACAAGACGGGTAAGAAAGAACAAGAAATAAGACAGCTCAGGACGCACAGAGAAGGTCTCTCCTTGGCTGAATGTATTGTTCCAAGTGTTTGGTTCAACACAAAAGAATTTAACGCTCTATTGGAAGATTATAAGAATGGTACACGAGCCAATATCTCACAGAAAGTTACCTTTAAAGGCAAGGTATATAGTTATGGTATTGGTGGACTACATACAGAGGATGATAGCCGTATCCTCACGCCTGAAGATGATGAGGTATTTATCGACTCAGACGTAACATCCTATTACCCATCACTAATCATTCAATACAACCTGTGTCCACAGCACTTAGGTCAAGAGTTTGTCAGTCTGTATGAAGATATGTTTCAGACAAGAGTAACAGCAAAACGAGAAGGTAATAAGCTAGTGAACGAAACATACAAGCTCGCACTCAATGGTACGTTTGGTAATCTTAACAATCATTACTCCTGGCTGTATGATCCTAAAGTGTTCTTCACCATTACAATCTCTGGACAACTACTGTTGTCAATGTTGTGCGAGATGTTAGAACTTGCTGGCTTTCAAGTAATTAGCGCAAATACAGATGGTGTTACATCACGAGTAAAGAAATCTAGGTACGCTGACTATATTAAGGTTTGTAAAGAATGGGAACACAGAACCAAGATGAACCTAGAATACACACTGTTCAATAAGATTATTCGAAGAGATGTAAATTGTTATTACAATATCGTATGCGATAAACAAGGTGTATCAACAGGTGAAGTAAAAGAGAAAGGAGCTTGGGCAAGAGAAACTAAACTAGGTAAAGGATTTGACAAGCCTGTAATTCAGAAAGCACTGTATGAATACTTTGTAAACAATGTGCCTGTTGAGAACACAATCAAACATCACGATGATATCTTTGATTTCTGTATGTCGCAAAAAGTAGGTAAGCAGTTTGAAGTAGAGTACAAAGACAAACCAACACAACGCATCAACAGATATTATATTACTACATCTAAAGAAGGTGGATCGTTGATGAAGGTGAAGGATAATGGACAGAAGGTATCACTTGCGGCAGGACAGAACATCATGCTGTTCAATGACTATGTAGAAATGGATGACTATCAGATTGATTACCAGTACTATATTAGAACAGCAAAAGAAATTATTGATTTGGTTGAACATCAACAGTTAGCTTTATTCTAATGATAGAAGAGATAAATAAAAAGATATCAGAAGAGGTAGACATTCATAACCCATACATAGTTATGAAGAAGATAGAACAGCTATCTGCCCTCATGTCTAATGTTGTGCTGTTAGCCTCAGACACGAAGAGATCATTCGACATTGCCCGTAAAGTAATGTTTGATGATGGGCTTATAAAAAAGAGTGATACCTCATCTCATGTAGAGTCCCTACTTAGTGAGGAGGCATACGCCAGGGATTATTGCGCGGGACTGAAGCAAGCGATGCAGATTAGAATCACATCATTACAATCTATATTATCATATTTAAAATCAGAGTTGGATGCACAGAGATAACAGGAAGTATATTGGGAAGAGTGATAAGTACAAGGGAGTAAGTCAGGTTTATATAGATAATAAATACAAATGGTGGGCAAGGTGCTATGTTAACCACAATAAATGGGAGAAGTATGCTGACACAGAACGTGAAGCAGCTATAGCATATGATAAGTATATGATTAAGATAGGTCGAGAACCTGTTAATGTTCTAAAACCTAAAGCTCAAGTCTAATATGAAAAAGCACACTAAGATATACTTAGATGAGTTTGACTATGGAATAGAAGACTTTATCCCATGTGAGATATGCGCTAAACGTGCTGTTGATATCCATCACATAGAGGCTCGTGGTATGGGAGGATCAAAGTCTGCTGATGAGATTGAAAACCTAATGGCTCTTTGTAGAACCTGTCACACAGAGTATGGGGATATAAAGGATTTAAAGGATATGTTAAAGCAAATACATAAAAAACATTTGGATAATAGA